CCGAGGCGGGAGGGGTGATGGTGTGAAGCGCCTCCCCCCCAACCGATACCGCACCAACGAGCAGCCCGACAGCGACGGCATCGTCCGACAACGCGACAACGGCGTCGCCGTCATGTCGCAACGCGAGGCCGCCAAACAACTCGGCATGCACCCGGGAACCGTCGCAAACATCGAACGAAGGGCGCTCCGCAAGGTGCGGGAAGCGCTGGAGAACTTCGCCCCCTGCTGAGTGGTGGGGGGTGGGATTGGAAAGGGGCAAGGATGCCAAGTCCGAACGCAATCGAACACCCAAAAAAGGCCGCGTTGATAGCCGCCGTGGCCGAGGTGTATTGCGTCCTGTCGGCTTGTGAGGCCGCCAGTGTCGGACGCACCACCCACTACGACTGGATGCGGGACGACCCCGAATACGCAGCCGCCTTCGAGGAGGCCCGCAAGGTTGGGGCCAAGTCTCTTGAGCGCGAGGCCATCCGCCGCGCACGTGATGGCGTGGACGAGCCGGTGTTCTACAAGGGCGCCCAGTGCGGCGCGGTCCGCAAGTACAGCGACACGCTGCTCATCTTCCTGATGAAGGGCGCCGAGCCCGACAAGTACCGCGAGCGCTCTGAGGTCAAGTTGGACGGCAACCTGAAGATGTACGGGCAGGATGCGCCGGTGAGTGAAGTCTAGTGATCGCCACCATCGACGATTGCCGGACGTACACGCCGTACGGCGGCGCCCGCGAACTGTGGCAGGCGCGCGAAGAAGCGGTCCTGTTCGAGGGTCCTGCGGGCACGGGCAAGACGCGGGGTCTGCTCGAAAAGGGCAACCTGATTCTGATGAAGTACCCGGGCGCGCGCGGGCTCATCGTCCGCAAGACACGCGCGTCCATGACCGAATCAGTGCTGGTGACGTTCGAGGAGAAGGTGTTGCCGGCCGGGTCGCCGGTCAAGGGAAACGTGCGCCGAGAGCATCGGTCGGCGTACCACTACCCGAACGGATCGGAACTCGTGGTCGGCGGCCTCGACAACCCCGACCGGATGATGTCCACCGAGTACGACTTCATCTACATCTTCGAGGCTACTGAGGTTACGGCGGACGACGCGGAGAAGTTGGACACGCGACTCCGCAACGGCGTGGTCCCGTACCAGCAGTTGGTGTTCGATTGCAACCCCGGCCCGTCGCTGCACTGGCTGAACACGCGCGCGCACGGTGGAGACGTACGCCGCGTGCTGTCGCGTCACACCGACAACCCGATGCTGTTCGATCAGGTCACGCACGAGGCGACGCGCGAGGGCGAGCGATACCTGGTCCGCCTCGACCGCCTGACCGGCCACCGCAAGTTGCGCCTGCGTGATGGCATATGGGCCGCAGCCGAGGGCGTCATTTACGAGCGCTTCGACCCCGCTATCCATGTCGTGAAGCGGAGCGGGCCGTGGGCGCGGTTCGTCGCCGGCGTGGACTACGGCCACTCGCACCCGTTCTCCTGCACGCTGTACGGCGTGGATTCGGATGGTCGCACGCACGCGATCAAGAACATCTACAGGACCGGGCTTGTCGAGGACGGCATGGTGCGGGCCGTGCGGATGGTGTGCAGCGGGCTCGACATCGAGGCGGTTGTCGTGGACGAGGCGCAGCCCGCGTTCATTGCGGCGTTGCGCAATGCGGGGTTCCCGGCTGTCGGTTGCGACAAGACCGTGCCGGTGCTGGACGGCATCGTGAAGGTCCAGACGCGGTTGCGTGTGCAGGCGGACGGCAGGCCCCGCCACACCATCGACCCGTCGTGTGTGGCGCACCGTCAGGAGTACGAGTCGTATTCGTGGGCCAAGACGCGCGAGGGGCAGTCGAAGGACACGCCCGAGAAGGCGCACGATCACGCGATGGACGAGACGCGGTACGTGGTTGTGTATCTGGACGCGGGCGTCGAACTGCGCGTGACGAGCATCAGCGGCGGCGACGAGGTTGAGGTTGAGGACGAGGGCGCGTGGGAGGAAGCGGGGGTGTGGGTGTGAAGTATCCGGTCATAGACGGAACGATCGTCCACTACGTTCTGACGCCGTTCGGGCGCCTGCGTGTGTTTGTGTGGGCTCCTGATGGGTTTGCGCGGGACGACCCGTTCGTTCTCGGCGCCGTGTGTGAGGAAGTGTGGCGGTGCATTGGCGAACGGATCAAGGAACGCGAAGCATCGATGGAGGCGGCATGACGTGTACGCGATGCCAGTGCGAGCGGTGCCGGAAACACCGAGAGTGGACGGTCACGTCGGGTCCGTTTGCGTTCTACGTCGTCTGTGCCTTCATCGCCTTCGTTCTGTTCGCCATGAAAGCCAACAACATCACCGCCCGCCTCGACGCCGCAGGAATCCCCGAGGTGCAGGAGGCTGAGCGATGATTTGGCCCTTCCGTCGCAGGCAACCCACGCACTACAGAGTGGTCGTTACGCAGAACCCTGCGCCGGGATCGGTCACAAGGTCCGTCTACTACTTCAGAACGGACTGGGGCGCGGCGAAGCGCATGTATGTTCGCCAGTCTGAGATTGTGAAGCGGTCAAACGACAGCCGGGAGTCCGGTGAACGTGACGAGTGCGTGATGCAGATGTTCCGGCCCGGAGGCGAGGCAATGGCTGAGGTGCAGGAGACGGAATGAGCGACGAACAGCCGACAACGCGGAAGTATCCCCCGACCAAGCACGAAGACATGGACAAGGGAAAGCAAACCGCGAGCGTTCCCCCTGAACTTCTGTGGGAGGGTCTGCGCCCGAAGTCCGGCGCACTCGAACCGCGTGAGGGCGTGCCAATCCGCCTGATCCGCCGGCGCGACTTCTGGAGAGACGAGAAGTCCGGATCGACAAGTGACCAGTACCTCGTCGAGGTTGGGCTTCACCGAGACGCGATGGGCGGCGTCGTCTGGACCGCCGGCACGAGGGCGGATCTGCCCAATGCGTTCTTTGAGTTGCACTACCCATATGCGGGCCGGGAGACGGAATGAGCGACGAACAGAACCCACCCCCCGACAACTCCCAACCGCCGCCCGGCCTCCCCCGTCCTGGCGAGGTCCGCACCGCTGTCGGCTACGCGCCCGGCGTCGTCGTCATCACCGAGCAGCGCGCGTACACGCCCATGCAGGCGCGGCAGATGGCGGCGCAACTGATGGACGGCGCGAACAAGGCGATTGCGAAACAGGTTGTCGTTCCCGGCCCGAACATGGGGCCGACGCCGAACGGGCAACCGCTCCGACTCCGACCCGACTAACGGAACACGCTATGGCCGTCTACAACATCAACGACGCGCGCCACATCACCGCCAAGGCCCTCATGTCGCTCTCTGGCTACGGCGACGCCATGATCCCGGCCGGCCGCAAGGGCCTGCGCCGCTACCAGCAGGGCTCCGACTGGCAACTGATCCGGCGCGCCACCGGGTACGTGTTCCGCGCCGCCGACATCAACGCGGCCCGGTGCGCGTCCATGCCCCTGCACCTGTACCGCGAGAAGCGGAGGGGGCGGCGGTCGGCGCGGTCGATGGTCCACCTGGCGCGGGCCGTGGGCAAGGTCCAGCGCGGCGTCGAGCCGGTCGAGTACCTGGCGGACCTGTGGCCGGGCCGGCCGGTGTCGCGCGCCACGTCCAAGCGGTTGCGCGGCGAGACGACCGTACGCGGCAAGTACGCCGGGCCGGGGCGTGTGGCGATGACGAAGGCCGTGGACATGGGCGACTTCGAGGAGGTCGCCATCCACCCGCTGATGGAACTGATCGCGCACCCGAACGTGAAAGAGAGCGCGTACAACCACTGGTGGCTGACGCAGTGGTTTCAGGAGATCACGGGGCGGGCGCCGAATCTGAAACTGCTCAAGGGCGGGATGCCGGTCGGGCTGCGTCCCCTGTACCCGCAGTACCTCGACATCGAGGTGAGCGACGGCGCGGACGGGCAACTGATCGAGAAGTGGTGGTACGGGACGGAGGAGCCGCGCACGGCTATCGACGTGGGGCAGGTGGTGAGGTTCGAGCAGCCGAGCCCGCTTGACCAGTTCGACGCGATGGGGCCGGCCGAGGCTGGGTTCTCGTTCGTGCAACTGAGCCACGCGGTCCACGAGGCGATGCTGGGGATGGTGAGCCGTGGGGGCGTCATCGACTACGTGATGACGACCAAGAGCCTTGCGAGCGACACAACGCGCAAGAAGATCGACGCCGAGTGGCGCGCCAAGTTCGGCGGCGTCCGCAACTGGTTCAAGCGTCTGTTCATCGTCGAGGGCGAGGATGTCAAGTTCGAGCGCCTGACCGAGATGCCGAAGGACATGGTTCTTGGCGAGGCCGACGACCGCGTGCTGCGGATGGTCTGCAATGCGTTCGGCGTGCCGATTACCTACTTCACCACCGAGGGCGGCAACAAACTCGGCGAGGGCACGAACAACGCCGAGAGCGGCGACGACGTGTACGCGACGACGACGCTGCACCCGCGCCTGTGCCGCAACGAGGACGCGATCAACGCGGGTCTGGTGCCGCACTACGGCGACGACGGCCTGTTCATGGCCTACGACGCGCCGATGACCGAGGACGTGGACAAGCGGGCGACGCGGAACAACCTGTCGGTCGGCGCGGGCGTGATGACGATCAACGAGGCGCGTGCCGAGGAAGGGCTGGAGCCAGTGGAGGGTGGCGACGTGCCGCGAGTGAACGGTGTGCCGCTGGACCGCGTGGGCGTGCCGGCCGACCCGTTCGGCGGCGGGTTCGGGCTGAACCTCGACTCGCTGTCGGGCGGGGATGAGGCGGAGACGGATGGCGATACGGATGCGATCGACACGCCGGAGGGTGCGCGTCTCGCTGTCAACACCGATCAGGTGCAGCACGAGGGCTTGAACGGGGCGCAGATCACGTCGCTGCGGGAGATTGTGCAGGCGGTGTCGGACGGGACGCTGCCGCCTATCGCGGCCGAGGAACTGATCCTCGTGTCGTTCCCGACCATCGACCGGGACGCGGTGGCGCGCATGATCGCGGACGCTTTGGCGTTCGAGCCGGAGGCGGACCCGAACCCGAATCAAGACCCCGGCGGTGCTCCCGGTGGACCTGGAGCCGAAGTCACGCGAACCGACGACTCGCCCGCCCCCGACCCGCCGGGGTCTTCAAACGATGACGATGACGAGCCCGAATCCCAGCGCAAGGCGTTCTTCGGGACCGGCGACACGTGCTGCCACGGCTTCGAGGCCGGCGAGATCGACTGGTCCGTGCGCGCGTACAGGAGCCGTGCGGGCAAGGGCCCGGACCCGGCGCCGTACTTCGACGAGGCCGAGGGTTCGTTGATCCGCGCCATCGCCCGGTACTTCCGCGAGCAGCGCGACGCGGTGGCGGCGGCGCTTGCCGCAGGGGCCGGCGAGGCGTTCAGTCTCGACGACGTTCCCGCGAAGGGCTCGAAGCCCGCAGGCATCCGCACCAAGGACGACGACGACAAGGAGGTCGCGCAGTCATGGGCCGACCGCCTGTTCGACGTGCTGAACAGCAAACTGGAGGACCGCATCCGGCGCGGCGGCGAGTCGGCGGTGGCGAAGATTCAGGCCATCGCGCCGCAGGCCGGTGTGTCGTTCGACATCCGCGACGAGCGCGTGCAGGCGTTTATCGAGCAGTACCGCTTCCGGTTGAGCGAGGCGGCGGGCGAGATCACGGCGACGACCGAGGCGCTGATCCGTGGGGCGGTGGCTGACGGCATCGCGGCGGGCGAGCCGGTATCGAAGTTGGCGGGTCGTGTGCGGGCGGCGTTCGACGACACGAGCCCGGCGCGTGCGCTGATGATTGCTAGGACGGAGACATCCCGCGCGCAGCAGCAGGGCGAGTTTGCAGGCGCCGCATCGTCGGGCGTGGTGAAGGCCAAGAAGTGGCTTCTCGCCCCGAACTCGTGCGAGTTCTGCCGGGCAGTGGCGCAGTCGGTTCCGGCGGAGGGAATACCGCTCGATCAGCCGTTCGTGACGAAGGGGACGGTTATCCGAGGCGTCGATGGTGGCGAGTACGTGGCGGATTACGAGGACGTGAACGCGGCCCTGCTTCACCCAAATGATCGATGCACGATTACCTGGGTGATTGACAACGGACGGGCGACAGGAACGGAGAACTGAGCGTGACAGACCAGCAAGCGGCACTGGAAGTTCGAGAGGCTATCAGCGCTGCCAACAGCGCCATTGCAAGGGCGACCTCGTGCGGCATTGAAGTGAGCATTGAAGTCATTGACACAACAACATTCGGACATGAGGGCCCGAGGAGTTTCTTTCTTTCGTGCCGCCTGTCTCAGGTTCTTGGAAGCGATGGAAAGCCCGTGAGGTTTGAGCGTCGAGAACTGCACCCGGAGACCCCCCAATGACCCTCGGCTTCCCCCTCGGCCTCACCATCGGCATCGTCCTCGGCATGGGCCTCTCGATGGTCCTGCTGCTGGGCTGCATGTGGTTCACGGCGTCGGTGCGCAACGGGGCCGAGGCGGCGGCGCAACAGCCGCGCGCGGGCCTGTCCACCATCGGCGGTGCGCCCGTGCCCAAAGAGGTCGCGGTGAACCGTCTGGCGAACATGCCGGGCGTGGTGGACAAGCGGGGCCCGGCGCCGTGCGCGAACGACTCAGGGATGTCGTGCGAGCCGCTGAACAGCACGAAGCCGCCGCTGAGCGTGTCGGAGGCCGCGGGGCTGAGGCCGAAGGTGGCCGCAACATGACCGCCACCGACGAACTCGCCCGCGCCCTGACCACGCTCAGCGAAGCGCTCGGCATGACGCAGGACCAGCGGTTGCGGGGCGCCATCGCTGCCGCGTCGGCGCACATCGTCACGGCCAAACAGGACATCGAACTCGACCAAAGGAAGCGCGCGGCGGGCGGGGTGGAGATACGCACAAAGGGGCCTACCCATGCTTCTGACTGACATTCCCGCCGGAATCCGGCGACGATGCAAGGTGGCGGACGGGCAGCCGGTCGGCGTCCGCGCGTCCACGAGCACTTCCCGCTACATCGACGAGCGACGCGAGATCGTGTCGATCATCAACACCGCCAAGGTGGACCTCGAACGCGAGGTAGTCGTGCCGAAGGGCTGCAGAGCCGAGAACGGCGGGTCGATGGAGTACGTGACGACCAACCGCCAGGTGTTCTGGGGGCACGACTACGAATCCCGCGCCGTCGCCCTGATGCAGGGCGCGCCGGTGCTCCGGCGCCTGTCGCTCTCGCAGGGCGGCGGCGAGGGGTGGCAGGCGCGATGCGTGCTGTACCGCACCGACGAGGGCAACGCGCTGGCGAAGATATGCGAGGACGGCGGCGTGCCCGGCGCGTCGGTCGGCTTCATTGCGATGGAGTACGGCAGCCCGGACCCGACCGAGCGCAAGGCATACGGCCCGCACGACAGCATCGTCCGCCGCTGGCACATGCTCGAATACAGCCTCACCCACATGCCCATGAACGTCTCGTGCCAGGCTGTGCCCGAGGACGGGGCGCTGATGGAGCGGGCGGCGGCTGCGGATACCGAGTGGTCGGAGCGGCTGAGCGGGTACGTTCGTCGCGGCGTCATCAAGCAGAAGGCGGCGCTGGGGCTTGGGCTGCCGGCGCGGCGGGCGTTCCCGACGACGGAGCCGCGTGGCAAGCGGGTGGTGTTCCTTGACGTGTAGAAAATCCCGAACGGACCCTTGACAGGCGCTACGGCGCCCGTACAGTGACGACGACAACCCCGGCCATCGGGCCGGTTCAAACCCTCGGCTCACCCGAGCCCACGTGCGGCGCTCCTCTGGAGCCCACGTACGGCGCAGTCAGGTGTGACGGCGAGGTGCTACGGCACCCTCCATCACAAAGGCTGCGCTGCCATGAACAAGGCAAAGGCGCGCCTGCTCCGCTATCTGCGTGAGCAGGGCTACGTCGGAAACGGCTCGCTTGAGTCCGTCAAGGCGTTCATCGAAGACAACGAACTCGACATCCGCGGCGCTGAGGGCAAGGCCCTTGACGTCGAGGCTGTCATCACCGGCAAGGCCGTCAAGTACCGCAAGAACAAGGAAGGCGGCGGTCAGGTCGTCATCGACGTTGACGAAGACGACGATGAGGACGGCGCCAAGGCCGAGGACAACGAGGAAGACGACGAAGAGTCCGACTCCAAGTCGCTCCGCCCGTCCGACATCCGCGCACTGGTCAAGGCGCTCAACGGGCAGAAGCCCGACAACGGCAACGGCCTCGACGTGCGCGTGACGCGCGAGCCTGAGGACGACGAGACGTTCGGCTACGGCCCATCCGCCAAGGGCGGGTCGTACAAGTTCTTCCACGACGTAATCGTGGCCGGCGCCAGGGCCAAGCAGGGCCAGCCGACCCCCGAGCGTCTGACGAAGGCTGTCGGTCTCGCCGAGCGCCGCGAGAAGGCGCTCTCCGGTTCGGTCCGTGGCAAGGCGGGCGCCGGCGTCAACGAAGCGATCGACTCTGAGGGTGGCTTTCTCGTGCCGCCGCAGTTCTCCAGCGAACTGCTCAAGAAGGTCCACGAGACCGGCGCCATCGTCAGCCGCGCCCGCTCGATGCCGATGGGCTCGTCGCAGTTGGTCATCCCGACCATCAACGAGACCAGCCGCGCAGACGGCAGCCGCGCCGGCGGCGTCCGTGGCTACTGGACCTCTGAGGGCGGGTCGCTCACCGGCTCGCAGCCCAAGTTCGGGCAGGTCACGCTCAACGCCAACAAGTTGACCGTGCTTACCTACCTCACGTCCGAGGTCATCGAGGACTCGGCGGTGTCGATCGAGCCGCTGGTCAGCGAACTGATGGTCGAGGAGACCCGGTTCAAACTCGAAAACGCCTTCATCAACGGCACCGGCGCCGGGCAGCCCCTCGGCCTCCTGAACGCACCGGCGACGGTCTCCGTCTCGAAGGAGACGAACCAGACCGCCACGACGATCGTGTTCGAGAACGTCATCAAGATGTGGGCCCGCATGTTCGCGCGTTCGCGTGCGACGGCCGTGTGGTTCATCAACCAGAACGTCGAGCCGCAGTTGCTCCAGATGTACGTCGGCACCGGCACGGCCGGCCAGCCGGTCTACATGCCTCCGGGCGGCATCTCCGGCGCCCCGTACGGCACGCTGTTCGGCCGCCCGGTGATCCCCGTCGAATACTGCGCCTCTCTCGGCACGGTCGGCGACATCATCCTCGCGGACATGCAGGCGTACCTGTACGGCCAGCGTCGCAACGAGCGTCTTGAGACCTCGATGCACGTTCGCTTCACCACCGACGAACAGGCGATCCGCCTGACGCTGCGTGCTGACGGTCAGCCGTGGTGGAACGCGCCCCTCACCCCGTTCAAGGGCACGAGCGACACGCAGTCGCCGTTCGTCACCCTGGCAACTCGCTCGTAATCGAGCAGAAGGAGACCGAACCATGCCAGGACCAATCCTGACCCCGGAGAACTTCCGGCCGTGCCCGATGTTCGCTCCCGTCGATTACAACGACGGCGCGACGACCGGCATCGCCGTGAACATGGCCCTGTACGGGGCCGCTGTGTGGATCGTGTACGCCAGCGACGCCGCGACTCAGGCGACGTGGACGTTCCGCGAGTCCACCGCGTCGGACCTCACTGGCGCGCAAGACCTCGACGTTGTGACCGACACGTGGAAGTTGACGGGCACGACCGAGGCGCTGTTGCTCACCGACGACACGCCGACCCACGGCACGCAGACCGCGGGCGATGTGGCGGCCGTTGACGGCAGCGAAGAGATGTACTGGGGCATCATCTACGCCAACCAGATGACGGACGGTTACCCGTGGTTGTCCTGCAACGTGGACGACCCCGGCGCCGCGTCGATCGGGTTCGGCGTGTGGCTCCTCACCTCCGCGCGTTACGCGCACGAGATCCAGGAGAACGTCGTTTCCTAACGCGACTCACCGCACCCCTCCCCGGCTACCGCCGGGGGGTGGGTTTTCTCTACATCGCAGTTCCTTTGGCGTCGCGCAACGCGGCGCGGCCTAACCACGGAGCAAGGACGCTATGGCACGGACTTTTCACTCATATCAGCGCGGCTACGGATACAGCGTCACCGACTCGGACGTGTCGGCGCTGTGGAAGAACTTCCCCATCGTCCACGACCCCCGCAAGGTGGTCTACTTCTACGACGACTTCCTCAGCGTCAACATCGGCGACCAGTCCGGCTGGACGCTCACGAACACGAACGCGACGGTGATCCAGGCCAACCACGCGGGCGGCGCCATCGCCATTGGCAACACGGCGACGGACAGCGACACCGCCAACCTTGTCTACAAGTCGGACGGCAACGACGCCACGGTCAACGGCGGCCAGTTCAAGATGACCGAGAACAGCGGTCTGCCCCTGTGGTACGAGTGCCGGTTCGCGGTTGACGACATCGCCGAGTTCGGGTTCGCGTTCGGCCTCGGCACACCCAACGGCGCCGGCGAGTTCCTCGCGGACGACACGCTCATTCCCGACCCGGCTGTGCTCGTGGACGGTGTGTATTTCGACTGCGGCGGCGCGACGGCCTCGGCGTTCAACGCCTCCTGCATCAAGAACGGCACGGCCGACACCGAGGTCATCGCGGGCGGCATCACGCTCACGGCCTCGGCCACGACGTACCACACCGCCGGGTTCTACTTCGACGGCGCGGACACTGTGACGTACTACTTCGACGACGAGCCGCACGCGACGACGACGACTCCCAGCACCGAGGCCGACTGGCCCGATGACGTGACGCTCGCCCCGTTCTTCGCCACCAAGATCGGCACGGGTGACGCCGCGTCCTTGTACGTGGACTACGTGCGGATCGGCCAGTACCGCTCGTAACAGACTCTCACTCCTCCGCCTCGCGCTCGCGCTGGCTCCGGTCGCAGGGATGCGGCCGGGGCCTTTGGAAAGAAGGACCGACACGCGATGCGACCCATCGCAGTTGTCATCACGGAGCGACCATGCGAGGCGTTGGCACGGAAGCGGGAGACGGCGGGGACCAGTCCGGGCAGAGGCCGGGCGGTACCGAGAACACGGGGGGTATTCTCGTGAACCCCACCGCTGTCGTGCTGCCGTTCCCGACCGTCACCGACCTCGGCGACGGGCGGGCTCGCATCGTCTACCCCGGCGGTCACGTCGAGACGGTGGACGCGAGCGAGCCCGCGTTGTCGCTGGACGCGCTCGGCATCATCCGCCTGCGCATGAGCGAGTGGATGCTGGCGAACGGCTACAGGTCGCTCGCCGAGGTGCTGGCCGACCCGCAGGCACTGCGCGACTTCCACATGGAGACAACGACGGTGTACGTGCCAGGGGAGGACGGCTGATGGCCTACGCCTCCTGTCCGGGCACGATGTTCAACGGCGCGCTGCGGTCGCAGGGGGCCAAGACGCTCACGTCGCTGCGGTTGGACTCCAACAGCGGAAGCGACGCGATATCGGCCATCTGGCACTGCACGCGCACGGGCACCATCGACCGGCTCCTCATGCTGCCGACCGCGACGGCGGGCACGTTGTCTGGCATCGACTTCACGGCGTCGATCCAGTCGGCGGTGTCGGAGGCGCCGGACGGGACCATCCTCGGCGGGGGCTCGCCCGCGTCGCTGGACATCCTCGGCAACAACTTCTCGGCGAACACGATGTTCACGGCGACGCTGACGAACTCGCTCGCTGTGACCAAGGGCGACGAGTTGGCGTTCGTGCTGGAGACGAAGACCGGGCAGGACGCGAGCAACTACATCGAGTTCGCGTACAGGCTGACCACCGGCTTCGGCAGCATCCACCACCCGTTCGCGGCGACGAAGACCAACGGGGGCGCGTGGTCGTCCGTGTCGTCCCTTCCGAGCGTCGTGCCGGTCTACAGCGACGACTGGATTCCGTACGGGTTCAGCCTCGTGCAGACGCTCGACAACAACGTGACGTTCGCCAACGACAGCACCCCGGACGAGTACGGGTTGCACATGACGATGCCGTTCGGCTGCAAGTGCGACGGCCTCGTGTACCTGACGGCCGAGAGCGGCGACCGCGCGGTAAAGGTGTACCGCGACACAACGGAACTCTACACGACCGGGGCGATGGACACGTCCGACATCCACGAGGGCACGTCGTCGTTCCGCGAGGTCTTCGTGGCGTTCGACGAGATCGAGTTGAGTTCCGGCGACGAGATCCGCTGGACGGTCCAGCCGAGCAGCACGACGAACGCGGGCCTTCCCACGGCGTCGTTCGCCACCGCCGCGCACCAGTTGCAGCACTGCGGTCTGGGCCAGTTGACCACGCGCACGGACGCGGGCTCGTGGTCGAACACGTCCACGACGTACCCGTTCATCTTCCCGATCTTCTCAGCCGTTGACATCCCGGACGGGGGCGGCGGCAACAACCGCCTCGTCAACGGCGGACTGGTGGTGTCGTAAATGGCGTACCACGGCGACTACGCAGAGGACGCGACGGTGAACTTCATGTTCAACACCGTCGATACGGCCGGCGCGATGACGGCCCTCGCGGGCACGCCGTCGCTGGCGGTCTACAAGGACAACAGCGCCACGCAGACGACGGCGGGCATCACGCTGACGGCGACGTTCGACAGCCGCACGGGCATGAACCAGGTCAACATCGACACGAGCGCCGATGCGTTCTACGCGACG